ATATAGCTCTATATTTTCCCCTACAAACCCCTGTGAGGTAGACTAGTCCTCACCGAGTGCTATCCTATCACTCCGAATACACTCTATCTGATCCTAGCAGAGCTTAGCACCGTTAGGATCAGATAGTTCCAAGTTCTTAGCGTTACTTGGATCGCGGGCTATATAGCTAGCCTCTGCTCTTTAGCTAACGTTCGTATCGAACGGCAGAATACAGCCTTCAGCTGTCGAGGGATAAGTGTTAGCAAGCGAAGCTCCTGAGCAGTGCTGCATCGCTCGTGTCAGACAGTGCATTACATGCTTTGGTAAGTGAGCTTGAAACTGTTGATTCTCAGGAAACATCACGGCAAAGATTACCGCCGATGCTCTGATTTGTTTACGCCGATACCCTTGAGAATCAAACTCTGTCTTTTGACAGATAGAGCAATCTTCTCTGGTAACACCGTGTTGACAAGTTTCATTTATCATCTGAGATTCTCCTTGTTTAATACCAGATTAGCAGTGCTACGACCACTACGATTACGCCGATAGCAACCCAAGCTATATCACCACTATCTCTCCAGCTCGGATCACTATATATCATGTTATCTACTTCCCGTTTCATGCTTCGCTCTTTTCTCTAGCTCCACCGCACACGCACAGCAAAAGCAATCGTGACAGCGTGGTACGCTAGTTATTATAGCGTATTGAATGAGGGCTTCGCACGATAGTGTTGATGCTTGCATCAGGTAGTCTTCCCATGTATTACCTACTACGAAGTCTTCTGCGGTAAGTTTACGCCGGATCTTTCTCAATTCTTACTATCTCCCTTGTTTTGAATTGCCGTAGATTTCTTTCTCAATCTCATCAAGTCTACATAAGACTTGTTCAAACTTACCTCTTGCTATTTCAAGTTCTTCCCTAGCATTCTCTAATAATACTCGTCTGCTAGGTAAATTAGCTTTGAAATATATATCGTTATAATTAACAAGTGCTGTCTGATACGTATCCAGAAGTGCCGATAGCATCTGAAGCTGATTAGGTTTCATTCGTATCTTCTTTCAGAGCTTCTTCCATTTGCTCAGGTGATAGACTACTAATCTCACTCATCTGCTGCTCAAGGCTTTTCACTTCAGGAATGCCGAGCTGTTTTCTTTTCATATTCATTATCTTATTGATTTCTTCCTCATCAGACATAAATGCTCTGAGTGCGGCTTCCGCATCAGCTAGTTGTTGCTCAGTATTACGCTCATAAGCAACCTGTCTAGTCTCGCGTATGACACTCTTATTGTCTGCTTTGGTATTTCTTCCAACACTACGCATTATTGCCGCGTATTCTAATCTCTTCTGATGAAACTCAACAGAGAGTTGACTATACTTTCTCTTCTCATAGAAGAGAATCAGTGCCTCATCTGGAGTAGGATTTATACGTTTGAACTTATCTACAAGCTTGGAGTATTCCGCCGATGCTTCAGAGTATATCTTCTGCATCTCTCTCCAATCATCTATTGTTCTTGCTATGAGTTCAGTATTATCATCACTCATTTGGGTATACCTCTTTACAACTTCAATTATTATACCCATCGGCTCGTCACCGTGTCAAATCGAGCTAAGTCCTTTGGATTCTACCCCTTACGACCCGATACATTCCTATCCCCCATCAATGCGGTCACTGGTTCGGTAGCTTTTTCCAGTGATAGCTGCTGTAAGCTGTATGTGAGCTGTAAGCGTGTTTAGGGTTTATTTTACCTTTTATTATTATTATTATTATTATTATTTTTTTTTTTTTTTTTTTTAATAATACTATAAAATAAAAAGCTTACAAATGGAATCTCCTGTAAGCTTACAACCCAGTTTTGCCATCCCGATACAATGACCGCACGGATGGGGGATACCAATCTATCCCTTCGTAAACGCATGAAATGATTGCGGTTATGAGTTTTTAAGCCTTATACCAGTATATCCCCCATGTTATTACAACAACAAGAGAGATACAGAGAGATATATTATATAGCTAACAGGTTAAATTATAACTAAGAATTTAGGGGAGCGGTGATCTGCTCCCCTGCCGGTATTTCCCGCACTCTTTACTTGAGGCTAGCGGGCAGAATACCGAATACAAGGCATATATCCTTAATATGCCCTGACTCCGTCGTCATGTCTCGTGCTACCTTATACTTTTTCAGCAAGGTAGCAGCTTCTTTGGCGTCGAACTGCTCTGAGAGTTTCTGTAGCTCAGTAGCGGCTTGAGTCTTTGTAGTCTCATTCAAAGACTCTAGAGATGGTCCCCATTGCTGGATGGTTCCAAACCAGCCGGGACGCTTCTGGCTCGCCAGTCTGCCGTTAGCCTCCCGTATCATCTGGCGGAGCGCGTAACGTTCAACGTTACTGGTAATGGTGGGAAAGTCTTTTGCGATTCTATCGCGCGTCTCCGGTGCGAGTGCGTTAAACTTCTGCTCCAATGCGGCGCGCATCGGAATATCGAGCAGCAGCAGAATGAAACTCTCTGTTACCGCAGGCTTCGCTGATACTGGTACGTTCTGAGGGTTTGGCATTTTGTTCTCCATTGTTCTACGTGGAACATTTACTCTGTTACTGTTCTGATCTGCAATGGTACGATACCATCTTTCGCCTTGAGGCTATCTAGCAGGTAAACTTCCCATGCTAGCAGATTCCCGGTAATCTTGCCTGTAGGCATTGCGGGACGCTCAGAACGGAAACCCGATTCCGTTCTTCCGATCTTGCTGTTATCAGGCTTTCTCTCTGACGAGATCAGCTTAGACATGGGAGCAACTACCGGCTTGATACCGCGAACCCCTTGCTTCCATCTGGTAACAGGTATCGCGCAAGTACTAACAGGTATCACCGTCTATCCTCCTATTGGGTAAAATGGCCCTACTACTATGATGCATACGTTCTCATACGGGTTGTTACGCTGTAAACTCTTTACCGATACGAATTGCATACGCGATATTGCATACGTGTAACGTGAGTACATGAGTATGTGTGTACATGAGTATATGTGTACATGCGTACATGAGTACCAGCCTCAAAAAATCCCTCGTTGAACACACAACGAGGGGGGCACTCCTACAAATTTTTTACCAAATTCCAAAGCTAGTTTTGTAAGCTTATAGCTAAAGCTAGGTTACATCTGCTTACAGTTATAAGCTATGCGCCGTGTACTGCTGTCGCAGACACTAATTTAAGGCCGAAAAATAGGTAAAATGCACTTGACTTCGCTTCGCGCAGATGCTAGCATAGCTAAAGCTGAAAGAGCTTTACAGCGGAGCTATGCTTACAATGCGGCGGAGAGTTTACATTCCGGTCAAGCCAGTAACACCAAAGGTGCCTCTGTCTGATCCGAATTCCACGCCTAAGCCTAAGCGTGTTAGTCCGCTCCGCACTGCGCTAGCAAAGTACTTTGAGCAGCATAAAGCTACGCTGCTAGAGAGGAGTAAATCCTATGAGCGATGCTCAGAAAGAAGCGCGTGAGTATGCTACGGCGAAAACGCCTCCTAGTCCGATCGCGGCGCTAGATCCCTCGGACAGCAAGTATGCCGATGCTTACATGAAGAACGTCGGCAAAGCTGGAATCAAGCGGCAACAGAGAGGAATGGCCGAGACAGCATCTACCGAGATGGCTAATCAGGAAGGTCGAGATGCTTTGAAGTCTCAGCGAGCATCTCGCGATCTCGGCGGTAAACGTACAGCGCCTTACAAGTAGCGGCGCGACAGCGCAAGCTTCGAGCGATAACATGGTCTTTGTTTGTTTAGGAGCAGCAGTTATGCCACCATCTGATCCGGTTGTAGGATACCAGCAGCGAGTACTAGCGGAAGCCAAAGAGCTGCGAGAGAAGCTCTTGAAGCTTGTTGAGTTTACTTTCAGCAACAACTTTGACAAGCTCGATGAAGAGAATCGCAGCCTGTTGCTGGAGCAGAGGAATGCTATGTTTCTGTACTCGGATATTCTGTACAAGCGAATATCTCTGTTCAAGCAAGAACTATCTGATCCGGCTCGCGAGCACAGCTCAAACATTCCAGCTTTCCGTAAGGACTAGATATGTCTACACTACACTACGGCGGTTCGCAGCGTCCCGCTGGTTCTAGTAGCCCTGGTCTTTCGCCCGCACCGGCGAGAGCTGCTGGCAGACCCTCTCAGAATACCAGTTTCGCTGCTCAGAAGCGATTCGAGATGATAGCTAGGATGGAGAATGCGGCGATTCCAGAGAATGCTATTGCGCCGATGCTAGGAATCAGCGTCGCTAGACTCAGATACTTGAAAAAGACTCCCGAATATTTGATAGTCAGAATGCGAGTTACTCATGGCATTATCCTTGACCACGACTCGAAGGTTGCGGAAATTAAGTCCCAGCGTAAAGAGCTTTTGGTACAGCTCTTGCCTGCTGCCTTACAAACCATCGCTGATACCTTACTCACACAGGCTAACGGTTACGCCGAGCGTAAGCTCAAAATTGATGTTGCAAAGGACGTGCTTGACAGGAGCGACTACTTCGCCAAAGTATCTCGCACTGAACTTAAGCCGGTTTCCTTCTTTGATTTCGAGAAGTCGGATGAAGACAGCGGGAACGTTATCAGGACGCTCAAGGCAGTAGCAAGAGCGCCAGCACTACCTGATGCGAACAGTACAGCAGACATTCTGGACTCAAGCTTTGCTTTCAGCTCAGGGAGCTGCGGTCTGAGCAGCGAGGAGCAACAGAGCGCGCTGGAAGACTTAGAGAGCACAGCTCTGTCTGATACGAACATCGGCGTAGAACCGCCGGTCGGCGAAAGCTGCTAAAGCCTATAAGGAGGGCGAAGCCGCTATGAACACTCACATCGTGGTTATTCCTCACAGTACCCAGCGGTACAATACGGTGGGAGACTACTGGATGAGGTCAGGAAGTCAGATGGAGGTTAGAATCTCTGACTTTTTGCCTGTAACGGTCAATACCGGCGATAAGCCGTACAGAGAAGATGAGAGCCTGAGTGCTGTATCTCTCGCGAACAAGTACGAGTTTCTTGTTCAGATGCACGAGATGATTGAAGCATTTCTCTGTCGAGAAGCTGGAATTAGCTTTGCCGATATTGATGATTTCGATATGGCTTTTACAGGGAACGGCGAACCTGGTGATGATGAGAACTGTCCATATCGGACACAACACAAGATAGCAACAGAGATCGAGAAGCAACTCGCCGATGCTATCGGTGTTAATTGGGACGAGTACGGCAAAGCTGTAGATCAGCTTTCCGGCGTTACCGAGCAGGAGACAAAGAGTATTTGATTGCTTCCAGTGGAACGCCAAATCCGAGATGCTTTGTCAGCGCAATCCTCACTTGTAATGGAGCGGGGATCACTGGGGGAAACTATTGTACCGAGATCTATTATATTGAACTATCATCTAATAGATACCATAACTCTACAGGGGAATGCCAAGAGGCTTGCATTCCGAATGAATTGTCTGATGGACTTGTACTACTTGTCTATCGTTGTCCTCAAACGAGGGAAGCTCTCCCGAAACCCAGACAAAAGAAAAAATCTCCACTATCAGATGTGTCTTCTTATTATGAAAGACAGCCTCAAAGAAGGCATAGAAATTCCACGCGATCATCTCAAAAGTACAATATACAGCGAATGCGCTCCTATATGGTGGGCGCTTCCTTTTGGGCACCGGGAGGAAGATTACTTCATCAACATCGGATACTCTGATCTTTACATAGAGTGGCTTCGCCGGTGTCACTCTCAGGATGTGAGGATACTTCTTGTCTCGGAGACTATCAAAAATGCCGTTAAACTCGGTGGACGAATTGCAAATCACTACGAGAATAATGATCTCTTCCGAGAACTCTTCTTTGACATTCTCCCTACAGAAAAAGAGATTTGGACAAATGATTCGCTCCATCAGCGCAGGACTCCCGATGGAAGAGGACACGGTGAAGGAACTTTTGACTTTATCGGAGTCGGAGCTGCTTTACAGTCGAGACACTATAATAAATGTGTTGAAGACGATCTTGTCGGGCGTGAAGCCAGAAAATCCCAGATAGTAATGCAAGACACGATAGATTACCACCAGGTTCTTGTAGGAGCAACGGATACTGATATTAGAGATCCGGGAAAGGACTTCGATGAACTCGTTGTGGGTAATCGGTGGAGTACAGACGATCTTAATTCACACATCCGTAAGGAAGAGTCCTACTTCAACTGGAGTACGCACAGTGCGCTCGGAGGGTGTTGCAGTTTACATCCATTCGGTGAGCCAATATATCCTGAAGGA